CCATAATTGCTGCTGGCCTTGCGGGACGGGTCGGCAAACAAGGCCCCACAAGTCTCTACGCTGGCATTGCCCGCCATGCAGTGAATGGAAACGGTGTCGATTACATGGTTGCGCCGCCCGGAATGGTTGGGGGATCGTTTGGTGTAGGTTACAAGTGGGCTATTACTCATCCACTCCTCACTCCTTTCAAACGGGACAAAAAGTCCCCGGCCTGTTCTCTTGACAAACCAGGGCGGGATGGTATAATGAAAAACAGAAAGGGCGTTGCTACAAGCGGTTTAGCCCGTGCAAGTTAAGAGATCAAAGCAAAAGCCTTGAAACCGTCACTTGGCCGAGTGGCGGTTTCTGCCTTTAATGCGAATCGTTACGGTATATCCAAAGATATGTAACGTAATCGTAATGGGCATGGGCCTCACCTCCTTTCGGAGGATGTGGCTAAACCGCCTGCCGTTTTGTGCAGCGCCTCTTTCTGTCCCCTTTCGGGGCGCATCCATCATACCATGCCGCGCTGCGGATTGTCAATTTTTGCTGTCCCTTTACCAGGGGCAGTTTTTTGTTTTTGCAAGATTATCGGAACAGATCCGCCAGCGTCTTTGTCTTAGACTTCATGTAGGAACGCTGAATATCGTTCCATTCGTCCATCTCCTTCTCCCAGCCGGTCCAGCCCTGCTGCTGCGCATACATGCGGGAGGCAATGTCTACGTCCACGCCCTCTTTCTCGCTGATAGCCTTAATTGCCATGCGATTCGCATAAAAACGGTTTGCCATACGAATTCTCCTTCTTTGTCTTTAGTTTTTGTTTGCGGTTTCTTTCTCAACTTCCGGGAGCCCCGCCACACTGGTCAGAAGGCTCACCACAGCCGCCAGGACAGCCGCAGAGGCCACCATGGGCCAGTTGACATCCCCCAGTGCCACGGCGGCTCCAATGCAGCCTACGGCGGTCTGCGCCAAGGTTTTGATGGCTCTCATTCCCGCTGCTTTCCACCAGGCTTTCCATTTCTCACTCATTTCCTTCACCTCCTCTCCACAATATGAAGTCTCTCAACTTCTGACATGATTGTTGATAGATGCCCGTTTCCTCCAAGTGATTTGTACGCTTGATACATTTCAGTGAGGTTTTCCTTGTCCTCTAAAGAAATTTCTCCTTCGTGAATGTATGAGGAGCCGAGATATCTAACGCGGTCGATCATCAATACCTTTTGCGCTTCCACAAGCGCATCCAGTTTCCCGGACGAATTCTTTTTCTTTGACCAGTGGTGGTTTAGGATCGCAACGACAATCGCGGATAAGCCGCTGGACCCCAAGGCAATGCCCGCCAGTGTGAAAAGCTGCTCCATATCTATTTCTCCTGTTCGTTGCAGGCACGGCAAAGCCCCGGCCTGTTCTCTTGACAAACCGGGGCAAGATGGTATAATGGAAACAGAAAGGGCGCTGTTACTGCGGTTAGCCCATTAGAAGATCAGTTATTCGCTGACCGTTTGGGTACCAGCCAAGCGGTCAGCACGCTTTTATGGAGAGTATGTAGGCCGCGAAGGCCAAGCATACAAAAAACTTCCAGAGAAAGTTTCCCATCCAAGCATCACCCCCCTTCTCAGGGAGTGGCTAACCGCCATCTATGTAACAGCGCCTCTTTCTGACCTCTTTCGAGGCAGAATCATCATACCATGCCGCGCCGCAGATTGTCAATTTTTGCTGTCCCACCCGTGGGGCAGCATTTTATTTTTTTACTTCCTCCCAAAACTCCGGATTCGTCTCCGGGGACCAGGTGTTGGTGTCAATCTTGCTGCGCCAGGTTTTGCCGCCGGCGGTGCAACAGTCCCCTTTTTCGTAGGGGGAAGTGGAGAGGGAGAGGAAGGGAAGCGCCTTGTCCGGGTCAGTGGACCAGACAAACCCCCACTGGGCGGGCAGATCCTCCGGCTCCTGGGGGTAGATTTCACTGTCGTAGACCTGGAGGAGACGAACCACCCGCCCGGCGGTGGACCGGCAGACAAAGCCATCTTTCTGGCCTGCCTTGCGCTCAAGCATGTTTTTGGCAACTCTTGCCGCCTGGAAGTCTGGAATATACTCCTCTGCGGCATAGAGTTCCGTGCCGGTCATGGAGGGGGATTCTGCTTGCAGATTGACCGCAGCAGACTTTCCTGCCCGGCGCAGGGTATCCAAAACAAACTCTTTTTCAGTCAACGTCATTCACTCCTTCTCGAATTGCTTCCGCCATAGCGCCCCAGGTAACGGGTTCCTCCGGCTCTTCCGGCGGGAGGTCGGGGTGGTCTGCTTCGTATGCCTCCAGCGCCTCCTGGTTGGTCTCCAGGCTTGTTACAGCACCGTTTTCCACGGTCAGGGTCACAAACCCCTTTGCCGCAAGATAGGGGCTTAAGAGATCGTCAGGGAGGGCCACACAGTTTGGGAAAGGTTGTCCCATGGGGTTGCCGTGGTTGCCAGATTCGTTAGGGGGTGAAGCAATGTAGTACATGATTTTCACTCCTTTCAACCAATGATTAATATCCAATACGATCCTCCAGTATAATTAAATTGATCGGTCGCATTTGTTGCGTGATACCAATAGAAGGTCTTTTCGTCAATGCTTTTTTTCCCGTAACTGTTCGTTGGGGAAGTACCATGAAATCCAACATATTCTTTGTATGATGTAGTCAACACGTCACCAACCATAATGCTACTACCAAAATTTAAGTTCGTACTTGTGTACGTGGCAATCAAAAACGCATATTTGATTTTGAAATCCGCTGTAATACTATTTGGATTGTCCTTCCCATACGTCCCTGTTCCCACATAGGAAACCATCTGCATTCGGACTTTGTCCCCCAACACCCCCAGATACTCGATGGTAGTGCCTGCGGGGATGGCGGGGTAGCCGGTAACCTGTTGCATTTTATTGACAAGAAATCCATAATTATATGGATAACCGAGAGAGACTCCGTTTTCAAAGTAACTAACAATGGCATCATCGGGGATATAGACAAGGTTAGTTCCTTCACTACCACCATTATCTTTTTCGCCACTCACAGTAATAAATTTACCTCTAATAGCACTTTGAATATTACTAACCCAGCTATCATTAGTAGCATTTGCGGTATAACTTTTTACATTTTCCTGTGTCAATGTTCCAGTATCGGAAACTTTAATTGTCTCGGAGTAATAATAATTGGACGCATTACCAGTCCACGCCGATGCAAACAGGTATCCACTCGCCATATCCCCCAACACATACCACGCCTCTTTCGCATCATCTCCCTCCTGGTAGGCATTGCGGTTGACAGAGGTTAGGTAGGTGATGTGGGTGCCGGCTGGAGTGAGGGGGTAAGCGTCAACACGCTGTAACTTATCCACAATGATGGTCGCCGAGTTAACACTAATTTGCGCATCATTAGGTACATAATATGTTTTATTTTGGTCTAAGGCCGAAGGGCCAAACCAATTCCCAAAGTCATTTATATAATATAGATTTACATATTTCCCCCTCAGCCATGATGCAGCATCTAACGCATCGTTTGCTCTATAATATGTCGTTGAGCTGTTGAGTGAAACAGCCCCGGCATCATTTACAGTTATAGAGTCTGCACAACTGATGCGTGCAGTAGATTGGTTCGTATTTCCTAAGTCGATGAGTGCATTGGATACACCGTCTAATGTCCTGTCGGTATTGTCATCCACCAATTTATATCCGGCAGGAATCTCCTCCTCCGTAACAACCGTCTTCCTCCACACATGGACGTTGCCGATGTTTGCAAGCACACCAAGGGAAGCACCAACACTGAGGTCCCCTGTCAGTCCCATCTTTTGGGCCGGGGTAGTGTAATCGCCAACGCCTCGGTCAATTCGATCCCAGTTCTCATTGAGCATCGTCTCTACATTGAACATGTCATCTCCGTCTGTTACCGGAGACTTCTTCAATAGATCTAAATTGGGTGTATAACTTGCCATGGGTTAGCCTCCTGCAAAGTGATTCAGCGGCGTTTCCGCCAACTGGGCCAAGGTCATTTTTTCGTGAACCTCACGGATCAAAAGGTATCGGAATGCGTAATCAAGCACCAAATGCGCCGGGACCGTCCGTTCCAGGGCCTCTTTTAGGGTTTCGATTCCCTCTGGGACGCCTGGACTCCCTAAGAACCGAAGTAGGATGACCCCGGGTGTGTAGCTGGCGATGATTCCGCCGGTCTTCCAGTTGTCGCAAATCGCCTGAACGGTTGCCAAGCTGGGCTTCTGCGCCGCCTGCCAGGCGGCTTGGATGGCTGCCCGCCGGTCATCCAAGGATTTGTTGTCGTCCTGGGGAAGGCCAAGGATTTTTTCATAATATTCGACTTGGGCCCTGTTCAGCAGCTCGAAGTTGTCAAAGCGGGAAATGGCCAGGATTCGTTCCGCCAGCTGATCCAAACTCTCCCCTCCGGCCAGGAAGATTTCCTGTACCCACGGATCGTTCTGCACCATCCAATGGAGCTGCCGCAGGGCGAATTCTTTGACGGTCAAGTCAGATGCACCTCCCCCAGCACAGGGGTTTGCCGGTCTTCCAGAGGGACATTGGAGGTCCCTCCATTCACCGTCAAATCCTTGTGATCCAGAACCCCTTCCGTGGCATTGATCCGGCTGGTGATCTGGGCATAGCTGACATAGCTAACCCCTTTTGCAAAGGCAATTTCCCGAAGATAATCGGTCAAGTTGGCCTTTACCGCCTCTGTTACTGCGCCAAGTTCTGCCTCTTCCGCGATGGTGACAGACGCGCTCACTGCAATCTCCAGGCGTTCCGCCGTGGTCACTGTACACACCGCGCCAATGGGGGCCTCCCCGCTGCCATCGCCATTTTTGTTGGGATCAATCAGTGCCTGTACCGCTTGGATTACTTCACTGCCGGCAGGCTCCATATTGGGGTCCACAAGACAGACTTCCACGGTATTCGCGCCCAATGCCTGGGGGAAAATCCGAACCCGGCCCACACCGGGCACCGACATGGCCCAGGCGATGTAGGCCTGCTGGTTGCTGCCGTTGTTTGGATTTTGCAGGTCATTGTAATAACGGGCCCGGAACTCCTCATCGCTCTCCGCGTCATAGCCCCCTGTGGCGGCTTCGTCGTTGGTCACCGCGCCAATGCCTGCAATGGTGACCGGCATATAGGTGATCGTGTTGGGCCCCACATTGCCAGATTCTCCACCGACATAGGCGCGTACAGAAAAGGTGTCCCCCGCCGTGTATGTCCCATCCTGGATGGCGTAAAACTCTACGCCGGACGCCGTGGAGAACAGGTTCCCCGCCTGGATGTCTCCACCGCCGGTGACCACCCGCAGGGTGGCTGTGGCATAGGTGGCGTATTTTCGGGAAAGGCCTCTGTGCTGCCGGATGAACGTGTCCAACTCTGTTCCAGACAGATTTTCCAGGTCCAGCTTCTCCTCAGCAACGGCGATGTCACTGTCCAGGGACAGCACCGCGATGGCAAATGCCCGGGTAAAGTCATAGGCCGGGAAGCCTGTGGTTTTCTGGTATCGTTCGCCGATCCCATCCAGCATCTGCTGGTGAATCTCTGCTAAGTCAAGGGCCAAAATGGAACACCTCCTGCCGCTCCCCGGAACGGGTTGTCAGAGAGACTGTCCCCGTGATGGCGTCTCCCTCCTGCTTTAGGTCGCCCACATCTTGGATGGCCGGGCAGTAAGCCGCGCTCTCTGCCAGCTGCCGCCGCAGCTCTGACAGGAGAAAGCCCTTGGGATACTTTTGCCCGACCAGGGTCTGGGCCGGCGCACCAAAGTCTGTTGGGTAAATGGAATACCGTTCCCGTTTGGTCCGCAGCACCTGTTGCAGCCATGCCTGGGCCGCCCTTGTCCCGCTGATCTCCACCGGGGAACCCGCCGCCATTTCATAATGCCCGGCCTTCCAGTCAAAGGCAAAGGAGACGCCAAGTACCCCATCGTCTTGGGCGGTCATCACTTGGCGTTGTTCTTCCGTCTGATTAAATAACATCCGTGACCACTCCTAAAATCAAAATTTTCTGACTGCCCGGCTCTTTGGCAAAGGGATGCCCCAGCAGGGCAACCCGCTGTCCGGCGTGGTAAGGTTCGTCCCCGGGGAGCTGCTGGAGCCGGTCTGCCCGGAGTTGGACTGCCCCATCGAAGCAAGAAACAATCGTCGGCCCAGAGTAGCTCACATTGCCCTCCTCGTCTGTAATCTGGACCGGGGAGGTCACCTCCCCGGAAAACCAGGCATAATACACTGGATTGTCCCGTTTTTTCAATTCCCGGGCGATGGCATGCTCCCAGCTCATCACTCAGCCCTCCTCATGGTCAGGGTCATCCTATGGGGCGGTCCCAGATCGTGGGTCACCGCGGTCACCCAGAATTCCCCCCGGATCTCCGCCAGGTCCACCTTCATTCGTACCCCAGCCACAATCCGGTCACTGCCATAGGTGGTCAAGGAAAACTCCTCTTTGACCACACTTTTCTCTCGTAACGTGTTTTGGGCTTTGGCAGACGCGGTCACCGTGTCCTGGTCGGAGAAGGTCACCAGGCCCACGCGCCGTCCGTACCGCCGCACAGCGGCTGCATCCTCTGCCCTGGCCTGTACCGTGGCGGAGTTATCCGCCTCACTGTATACCACAATGTCATTTTTTAAGTCATTGATATCCCAGCTCACCTGGGGGGCGTCACACTCCGTCATCACATCAAAGGGGGCCAGGTTTTCTTCCTGGCGGCAGAATCCCCGGACACAGGTGTCTCCGTAAGACCGGATCACCAGGGTGTTTCCCATCATCCGCGGGAAGTAGGTCACCCCGTTTTCTGCGGTCACCGTCTCCAGGATGTCCTGGACAATGGTAGCTGCGTTGTTTTTCTCCAGGGAATAAACGCTGCTGATTAAGTCCGGGCAGGAAAGACTTGGAATCCCTACCTTGGCAGCCAGCTGGGCAATCGCGGTCTTGGCCGCCACGTTGTCAAACTGGATGATAACGTCATTGGTGGTCAGCAGGCGCCCGTTGTCATGGCAGGTGACAGAGAGGGATTCCCGATAGGACCCGCTCACCGCCTGTACCTGCCCGGTGAAGACACATTCCTTGCTGTTGGTGTTTACCACGGAGACATAATCTCCCGGCCGGATTTCCAGGGGCTTAAAATACTTCTCCCCAGTGGCTTGCAGCACCTGAAAGGTCAGCTCCAGGCATACACTGTCAGAATCGTCGGAGAGAGAGGGACTGCCCACCCGGTCCGAGATGTCCAGCACCGTTTTCTTCTCATAGGACTGCCACTGGTACGCATAGACATCCGGCAGCTTATACGGGGTGTCCTGCTCATAGACAGTGTAGACCTTTTCGGTCTGGGGGATGTGGATCACGGACTCGCCTTGGGAGGCATTCTCTGTCCCCCCGTCCGAAGTCCCCGCCGGGACAGTGGTACCCGCTCCGGTGGGCTTGACGCCGCCGTTCCAGCCCCAGCCCTGCCAGGCATAGCCGCACCCGATAATGGCGGACACACTCATTTGCTTTACGGTTCCAAAGGCATGGATTACCTGGTTATTCCCAATGTGCAGGCCCACATGGCCATACTGCGGGGAGGTAGGGCTGTCAAAATAGACCGCGGCGCCCACAGGGATGTTGGACTGGCTGGTACTCACCCGCCAAAGGTTCCGGGCGACTTTCGCGCTGCTGGCAGAACGCCGGGTCATCCCAGCGCCATAGGCATAGCAATCCGCCACAAATGCCTGGCATTTTCCCTTGTACATGGTAACGCCCAGTTTTTTCTTGGCCCAGGCCACCGCCCGCTCCACTTGCGTTGCCATACGCCGTCACCTCAGTTCTCATAAGGGGAGGGCAGACTGTAATTCCACCGGGTCCCTCCCTGGTATTGGTTTCGGAAATAGTTGTGCTTTCCGTCTCCGGCATACCACTTGTAATCCTTGGGAAGGACCCGGCCCACATTGGTCTGACCCGCCTTTTCCCGGCTCCATCGGTCCAGCACATCCGTGGCCAGCTCCACCAGGTTATAGCCATAGTCGCTGGTGGTGGGGGCGCTGGCGGTGTAGGCAAATTGATTTGCCTGGGTCAGCACCCCTGAAAGGGTATCCCGGAACCCCGCCGCGGCCCCGGCGTCCACCCGGTTCAGCGCCGTCCACCCAATGCAGGCAATCTCCGTTTTGCTCTGAATACCCCGGGATTCGTTCCACATAGTCCGGGCCATCATCACAGCGTCATCGCTGTTATACTTCTTTTGATAGCTGCCCTCGGGAGAGGTCCC